TTGGGCGAACAATTGCTGCAAACAGAGAAAAATGGTGCTAGGACAACAGTCCTAGCACCACTTTGTCTACAGTCTGCAGGAGCGGATTTACGCTCCTTTTCTTTTGAAATTATGGTTGATATCAACTTGGGTTATAAGCCGCACAGCATTCTAAAAAAAATACATCGGTTAGTTGAAAAAGGTAAAGTTGATACGTTGATGATTGGGACGCACAAAATCGGAAGCAAATGGAAAATGACCAATGCGTCCGATTCGTTTGATGTTGTATATGCCGGCGGTGAGTTAGCAAAGGCATCCATATCCGTCACGTTAAAAGAATACTAGAAAGCAGGTGGTAACATTGCAATTTGGAACAGCTAAAATGACATTCGAAGATGATGTGGGTGAGCAGGAACGGTATGAGCAGTCTATCGGGATGCTGTTATCATCTGTCGAGGGAAGTTTTCCGTGCAATCGAAAATTTGGCATTCGACCAGACATTATTGATCAACCGGTACCGATTGCCAAAATGGAGTATGTGCAAGACGTCTCTGAAAAACTGGAAATGTTTTTTCCGGAATTGCTGGTGGATGATATTAGTTTTGAGCAATCCACAGAAGATGTGCTTTGTCCTCACATTTTTATTGCTGTCAATGAAGATTTTGAAATGGATGAAGATGACGATTTTGATGAAGACGAGGTTGGAGAGGAGGATGAATATGAGCGTTTTTGACAATTACCCGGAAGTGTCATTTATTAACAATGCAACGTTGGAAGGTACGTTAAAAAACTGTAAAGAGTGGTACGAAAAACGCCATGAAGAGATTACAGGAGAACCGGTTGAACTTGCAGATACTGACCCAATTAAACTTCTTCTTGATACGATGGCATATATGCATTGGCAGAGGTTATGCTATATCGACCAGGTTGGAAAAATGAATCTGCTTAAATACGCTACAGGAGCCTTTCTTGACAACTTAGGTGCGAACGTGTCACAGCCACCACGAGATGCAGGGAAAAAGGCTCATGTAACTATGCGTATTGTGTTGTCTAAAAAATTGGAAGTTGATTATACGATCCCGGCGGGTACGATTTTTTCTGCGGATGATGATGTTTTCTTCGAGTCAGAACGTGATGTAATTATATCTGCTGGCGCACAAACGGGAGATGTCCTGTGCTTTTGCACAGAGCCGGGAACAGACGGAAATGGATATAAAGAAAGAGACGTATCTGAAATCGTAACTCCTTTGACCTATGTGCAGGAGGTTTACAACATCACAGAATCTTCCGGAGGTGAAGATGAAGAAAGCGATGAAGCATATGCGGAGAGCGTATATTTGGCTGCGTCAAAACCAAATACCACGGGAAATGACGATGGATATGAATACGTTATCCGTCAGGTCAGCTCGCAGATTGGTGATATACAGATTCAGACACCAACGCCGCTACATGTTGACATCGTTTTTATGATGAAAAACGGCGAATGTCCATCGGATGAGTTAATCGCTGCCGTTGATGCAGCAGTTAAAAATTCAGCCAAGAAGTCATTAAACGATTATATAACGGTCAATAAGCCAGAGACAGTAGATTATGAAATCAACATCAAATACTACATTAATGAATCTGATCGTTCGAAAGCGGCTGAAATTCAGAAAGCTGTAGTGGAGGCAGTTGAATCCTACAAGCAGTGGCAGTCAGAAAAGATTGGGCGCGACATTTCCCCATGGAAACTGATATACCACATTATTTCGACCGGCGCTAAACGAGTTGAAATAATATCTCCAACTGCAACGACAATTGCAGCGGGGAAAGTCGCAAATTGCACCAGTCAATCTGTGCAATATGGAGGTATCGAAGATGACTAACTACGATAATTTCGAACACGGATACAAAGGCATTATGGATGTCCGGCTGACGGACTTATATCCGATTGATTCAACCGAGATTCGATGCTTATCGTATGTCGATGAAGTGCTGACAGCCGAATTCCAAAAATATACGGAAAGAATTGTACTTGCATCGAATGTCGAAAATCTTCCGGAACCAATTCTGGATTACCTTGCGATACAATATCGCATCCCATATTATGATAGCGCCTTTGATATTGACAAAAAGCGCGCGCTTGTCAAAGAGGGCTATCAGTGGTCGATGACAGCAGGAACAACCGATTGCATCCGGCGCTTAACCAATGCCATTTTTGGCAACGGAAAAGTGATTGAGTGGTATGAGGACGGTACCATGCAGGAAGGCGAATTTGATATTGAAATTAATGAAAAAGATATGACAGAAGACATCGTTAAGGATTTTGCGAGGATTCTAAAAAAGGCTAAAAATTCACATAGCAAATTGAGAAATGTAGTGAATTCACACAACATGGAACATGCTGTTTATGTGCTAAATAAAATGCTTGTTTACGATAATATCGTCATATCTTAGGAGGTGGAAAAGTGGGATATTACACTCAACAAATTGTTACAGAAAAAGGAAGCGAAGCAATTGCAAGAACAGTTGCGAAACAAAGCACGCTCACATTTACATCAATTAAAACAGGAGCTGGAAAATATTCAATCTATGAAATTAGTAAGCTATCGTCAGTCACTGAATTAAAAGATGAAAAACAAATATTTGATATTAATTCGATTTCATCAAATGAAAACACAATCCAGTTGACAAGTATTTTGACTAATGTTGGAGTAACAGAATCTTATGAAATTTGTGAAATTGGGTTATTTGCAAAGGAAAATGACGGTGAGGAGTTTTTGGTAGCAATATCGTTAAATGCCGAAAATCCTGCGTTGATGCCAGTGTTTGATAAGGTGCCGATTGAAATGCAAGTTGGTGACTATCTTACAGTTTCGAATAGCGAAAATTTTAATATACAATATAAAAGCGCAGCATATGTCACCATCGAAGAATTTAACCAAACAATAGGTGATGTGGAGAAATTCGTCAAAAGCAAGATTGAAGCGCAAGAGCTGGACACGAATGTTGATGCCAATGACATCATCGAGGACGGCATATACTATTGCAATTACAAAAAAACGTATTCAAATGTTCCCGCCGCAAATGGCTGGTTAGTTGTAAACAAAGTCGCAGACAATATTGTAAAACAATTGTTCTTTCGCCACGGGACGGCAAACACCAATGATTATCAAACATATGTCCGGACAAAGATCGGAACCGATTGGAGCGATTGGACAAGATTGATCACCGTTAAGGATGTTGCATCCACATCTGTATATGGAGTAACTAAGCTGATCACGAGCGTATCAAACACATCAACTGCTTTGGCTGCTACTCCGAGTGCTGTCAAACTTGCTTACGAAAAAGCGGTTTCAGCTTTTTCGGGAAAAGGGTTGCCGTATGCGATATTTGATGTGGCCGCTGACTCTACATCATCCGAGGCTTGGGTTGAAACATCACTGTCCCTTAAGTTACAAAAAAGCGGTGCCGGAGACAGGATAAGCAGTTTCACTCACGGTGGCAATAACTTCATCTACTGTCCGTTTTCAGGAATTGTAAATATCGACATGAATATTTTTGCTACGGCAGCTACCAATGGCTACTATTATGCAAGGTGTTATCGATATAACGATGATGGCTCTGATGAATTGCTGGACTTTACCGGATTAGGGGGCTATACCTCCGCTGGATGCCAAGGCAGTGGCAGCATGAAGGTTCATGTCACAGCCGGGACATATATTTACATCAATGTGGCCGCATCAACTGCAATTAAAGCGACCGCTGCAAATAGTCATATTCGTTTGCAGTATACAATGATTGATTAGTGACAAAAGGAGGTTTTTTGCAATGAAAAAAATTAAAGAAGTTAGGAACGATGCGCTCAATGCGTCAATCATGACCCAGGATTACGTTGTAGTGGACGGAGTTGAATACTATGGTGATTCAATTGAAGTTAGTGAGTATCATAACAGCGCGGAAGACAGAGAGCGGCTTGCCAGAGAACAACCGGAGCAGATTGTAACCGGAATACTTGCTGTATGGGGTGATACTCCGCTTGTTGTCGAGCCTGAATTGGAGAGAGAAGGGGAGGATAACGATGGCAATTGTTAATTTTATTCTGGCAAATTGGTTGGAGTGGCTTTATGCACTTGTCATATTCTTTTTATCCCTGCTGTACGGAAATGTTGTTCGGCACTTGAAGAACGAGCGCGCTAAAAACGAAGCCATTGCAGAGGGCGTTCAGAGTCTTCTGAGAGAAAATATTGTTGGCAACTACAACAAGTACCAGGACCGGAAGCACTGCCCGATTTATGCGAAGGAATCGCTTCGAAAAGCGTATAAAGCGTATCATAACTTGGGTGGGAATGACGTGGCAACAAAGTTATACACAACTCTTTTGGCCATGCCAGAAGAGGTAGAAGAACAGGAGGAAAAATAATCATGGTAAGGAAATTGAAGAATTATGTAGTTAAAAAATATCGTGAAAACGAATGGCTGCAGCGTGCCACGCGCACATTTGCACAGGCAGCGGTTGGAACGATAACAACTGGTCTTTGCAGCGGAAAATTTGAATTGTCTGAATGGCGTACATGGATAGTGTCCATTGGAGGAGCAGCTATAGCTGCAGGAATTTCCGCTGTCATGAATATGGTAAAGGAAGGTAGATAG